CACATCAATGACGGCTGGTATCGGCTGGATCTGCCGGATGCTGCCGTGGTCTCCGGTGTGGCAGGTGTACAGATTGGCGGAACGGTAACGGGCATGGTGGTGTTCGCGCCCTACATCGAGCTGACGGTGAACACCGAAGAGGACGTCTTCACCCGGATTGGTGCGCCGGCGGGCGCCAGCGTTTCGGCCGACATTGCGGCGATCGAAGGGCAGACCGATGACATCGGAGCCGCGGGAGCAGGGCTCACCGCCGTGCCCTGGAATGCCGCTTGGGATGCGGAGGTGCAAAGCGAAGTGGCCGACGCCCTGGCGGTCTACGATCCGCCCACTCGAGCCGAACTCACCACGGACACCAACAGTGTGCTGACAGCTGTGGATGCGCTGCCCACGAACGCAGAGCTCGCCACCGCGCTGGGGACCGCCGATGACGCCGTCCTAGCGCAGATCGCGCTCGTGAAGGCTAAAACCGACCCGCTTACGTTTACGGTCGCTGGTCAGGTAGACTGCAATGTGCAATCCGTCAACGACACGCTTCTGACCGGCAACGGCGGACTCACTCCATGGGGACCAGCCTAGATGGGCACGACTTGGGCAATCGGTAGCTGGGCCCTTGGCGCATGGGCGGCCAATACCTGGGCGGATGTTTCTGGAGCACCCACTGACACCGGTTCACCGGGTATCTATGTGCGTAGACGAGGCAGGCGGTAAGCGCCTGAACTAGGCAGTGACAGGCAAGGTAGTAGGTCGACCAGCCAAGAAAGGTGAACGGCCCGGCGGGCGCTCCAGGGGCACGCCAAACAAGGTGACACGCGACCTCAAGCAGATGATCGAGGGAGCCCTGAGCGATCTGGGGGGGCAAGCGTGGCTCGTGAAGGCCGCAGACGAGAAGCCAGCCGCATTCATGGCGTTGCTGGGGAAGACTCTCCCACGCGACTTCAATGTGCACGTTGAGGTTGCCTTATCCGATCGCATGAGGAGCCTGCTTGACCATCGCGCTGGCTGAGAACGACTGGGACGCCATTGCGAAATGGCTCCTGAGTTGCCGGCACGATCCACTGAAGTGGATGACAGAAGCCTATCCGTGGGGTGTTAAGGGCACGAGCCTCGAAACCAAACAGCCTCGCGTATGGCAAATAGAGCAGGCCACGCGCATTAGAGAGCGCCTGAAGGCTGAACCGCACCAGCCGATACAGGAAGCCACGGGCTCAGGGCACGGAATTGGCAAGTCCGCTGAAGTGTCCATGATCGGTCAGTGGGCACTCATGACGAGCCCGGACACACGCGGCATTGTCACGGCGAACACCGAGGCCCAGCTGCGCACCAAGACCTGGCCAGAGATGGCCAAATGGTATGGCCTGCTACCTCCTGAGTTGCGCTACCTGTTCGCGTTCGAGGCCACGAGCCTGCACGTGCGGGACAAGAACCCGGAGCGCTCCAAAGCCTGGACGTTGGATGCTCACCCGTGGAGCGAGCACAACACAGAAGCCTTCGCCGGCCTGCACAACGAGGGCAAGCGGATCATCGTGCTCTATGACGAGGCCTCAGCCATTGCCGACAAGGTGCACGAGGTGACCGAGGGCGCGCTCACCGACGAGAACACCGAGATCCTGTGGTTGCAGTACGGCAATCCTACGCGCCCTCACGGACGGTTCCAGGAGTGCTGGGGAGCTCGTAAACACCGCTGGACCACGCGCAACATCGATAGCCGCACAGTTGAGGGCACCAACAAGGTGCAGCTCGACAAGTGGGTGAGCGACTACGGTGAGAATTCAGACTTCGTGCGGGTTCGCGTTCGTGGATTGGCGCCATCAGCCTCCAGTGCGCAGCTCATCGAGACCGATCTTGTGCAGCAAGCGATAGAGCGTGCGCCCATGCCCGGCCTACGGGATCCACTCATCATGTCGATTGACGTGGCGCGAGGCGGTAACGACGAGTTCGTGATCGCCTTTCGGCGTGGACTTGATGCGAAGTCGATCCCCTGGCACTGCATCCCGGGCTCTGAGGCGCGCGATAGCGAACGCGTGCTGGCAAAGGTTGTGGACCTGGCAACCAATCCAGACGCTTACAAGCGTCCTGACGCGGTGTTCGTGGACGAGACGGGCCTAGGTGGCCCCATCGTGGACCGGCTACGTAGACTATTGGGAGATGACTTCCAAGTGCTTGGCGTGCAGTTTGGTGGAGCGAGCCCCAACTCGCAGCTGGCGGACATGCGCACCTACATCTGGTGGCAGATGCGCGAGTCATTGCGGCTAGGACTCGCTCTGCCGAACGATCAGAGCCTGGCCGCACAGCTGACGGGCCCTGAGATCGACCACGACAAACGTGACAAACTGCGCCTGGAGTCCAAAGAGGACATGAAGGAGCGCTTGCCCGGCATTGGCTCGCCTGACCGCGCTGACGCCCTGGCTATCAGCTTCGCGTACAACATCCAGCCGCGAGTCCATACGCAGCTCGTGGGCGCACAGCAGCGTGCCAAAACCGATTACGACCCTTGGGAGCGACAGTAATGGGCTCGATCTTCAAGAAAGCGACGAAGTTCGCCAACAGCGCAAGCCCGCACACGTGGGTAGTGGGCAAGAAAGCCAGTGCCAGCATGGACTTCGGCGGGCAGGCCCTGGGTGTGCACGATGATCGCTATCAGCCCGAGGACATTGCGGCCGCGCCCTCACCCCAGGTGGACGACCAGGCGTACGTGCAGCGCGATCGCATCCGGCGCATGGCCAAGAAGGCGCAAGGGCGTGACTCCACGGTGCGTACCGGCAGCACGGGAGCGCCGTACACGGGCCAGCCGGCCAAGTTGCTGGGTGGATAAGATCACCAATGAAACAATCAGCCCATAGTGTCTCCCAAAACGCCGGCTTGAGACTGTGACCATGGCCTCCACTGCCTCGCCAGCGATACAATCGACCCCTGAGAGCCTGCACAAGCGCAAACAACAGCGTCTGGCGGGCCTGAAGACCGAGCGCAACAGCTGGGATCCACACTGGCGCGATTTGCAGGATCACTTCCTCACCCGTCGCGGCCGGTGGATTACAGACACCAAGCAGCGTGGGGACAAGCGCAACCAGAAGCTGATCGATCCGACGCCCAAATTCGCCGCTCGCACGCTCGGCGCCGGCATGCATGCGGGCAGCACCAACCCCGCAACGCCATGGTTTCGGCTCACGACCCCAGACCCCGAGATGATGGAGATCCCGAGCGTCTCGCTGTGGCTGTACGCGGTGGAGAACCGGATGCGCGATGTGTTCGCGCGCTCGAACCTGTATTCGGTCTTGCCCACGACCTACATGGAGGCGGGGGTATTCGGAACGGCTCCAATCCTCATGCTCGAGCACCCGCAGAAAGTCATCCAGTTCGTGCCCAAGACCGTGGGCAGTTACTTTCTGGCCAGCGACAGCGACGGCGCCATCGACACGATGTACTGCGAATACAAGATGAGCTTGCGCAATCTCGTGACGGACTACGGGCTTGAGAAGCTGAGCGACCAGTCCCGAGCGCAATACCTCGCCGGCAAGCGCGACGAGCTGGTGGACGTGCTGCATACGATCGAGCCCAACCCAGGTCGTGATACAGAGCGCCTGGACGCTGCGAACATGGCATGGCAGAGCGCGTACTTTGAGAGTCAGGGCGTGATGGAGCGCCCACCCTTACGTCTGTCGGGCTTCGAGGACAATCCGCTTGCCGTCTTCCGCTGGGAGACGACGGAGATCACCGACCCCTACGGCTCATCTTGCGGGATGGATGCGCTGGGGTGCGCGAAGGCCATGCAACTGCAGCAGAGGCGAAAGGCCCAGGCGATCGACAAGCTCGTAGATCCACCGATGGTGGGTGACCCGGCGCTGAAGAATCAGGCGTCCACACTCCTGCCGGGCGATGTGACGTGGGCCGGATTCACGCCCACGGGCTCCGCCCCGAAGTTCCAGCCCGCCTACGTGATCAAGCCCGAGCTTCAAGGCCTCATCCTGGACATCCAGGACACGCGCGAGCTGTGCGAGATTGCGATGTACACGGACTTGTTCTTCGCCATCACGCGCGCTGACCCGCGAAACGCAACGGTGCCAGAGATCGATGCGCGCAAAGAGGAACAGATCCTCGCGCTGGGCCCTGTGCTGCAGAACCACACCGACGGACTCATCAAGCCGATCATCGATCGCACGTTCAACTCGATGGTGCGCATCAGCCGTCCCGTGTGGGAAGGCGTGATGAGCTACCCGAGCAACCCCGCGGCCTTCATCCCGCCTCCACCTCCAGAGCTTGAGAACATTCCCTTACGGGTGGAGATGATCGGTGCACTGGCTCAGGCGTTCCGCTCCATCGCGGGCGGCAAGCTCGAGCGCTTCGTGGGCTTCATCGGGTCGGTTGCCAAATCACAGGCGGATGCTGGTGAGTCCATCACGGCGTTCGACAAGTTCGATGCGGACCAGGTAATCGACGAGTACGCACAGGCTATAGGTGTGCCGCCTACCGTCGTGCGCTCGGACGATGATGTGGCGGCGATCCGTGAGCAGCGTGCGCAGGCCCAGCAGGCAGCACAGGCCGCCGCTGCAGCTCAACCGGTGAAGGACATGGCAAGCGCCGCGAAGTCGCTCAGCGAGACAGAGATGAACAAGGGGAGCGCTCTAGATGAAATGGTAGCCGCATGAGCGACGTTCCATACAACGCATCCGACCCAGCGCAGGTGAAGAAGCGCCAACGCATCGCAAAGGATCAGCAGGAACAGCAAGCGCTCGACCTCGCCGGCTTACTGAAGCTGCCCGAGTTCCGCCGCTATGTGTGGCGGCACATGAACGACAGCTGTGGGCTACTGCGCTCTGCCTCAAGTCCCAACGGCTCGATCCAGTCGCAGAACATCGGCATGCAGGACGTGGGGCGTCTGCTGTGGGCAGAAATAGAACGCGCGGACGCCAAGGCGATTCCGCTCATGATGGTGGAACATGCCGAACGATCCGAAGCCTGAAGAGCGCGTGACATGGAGCGAGGCACGCCGGGACATGGCCGACCTCATCAACCGCGTGCTCTACAAGCGCGAGCGGCTCATCATCACGCGGCATGGGAAAGACGTGGCGGAGCTGGTGCCTCTGGGGTCAGAGCCCGTTAGGCTCAGCCCGAGGGAAGAGCATCCGGAGTACTTCGCGCGCACTCCGTGATGAAGCCTTTCACATCCGCGATGGCTTTGGGATGCATGTCGCCATAGCGGTGATACAGACAGCGTAGAGCGCCATTTTTTGGGAACCCCAAACACTGTGGGAAGTCCGCTCTCATCTTGCCGGGCGTAGCGGTCAGATACTCGGGATGCATCTCGATGCAGTCAGTCCTCATGCGCATAACGTACTACTATCGCTAAGTCCGTGCTACGCCAATAGATTGTCGCGCCATCGGAACGATCCGATCTTCTGGACGACACGATGGCCGACACTCCTTCAGGGCAAACACCCGCCACTCCTGATCCCGCTACTGCTTCGGCAGTCACGGACCCGGCCGCCACTCCTGTCGACCCGAAGGCAGCCGTCGCAGATCCTGCGCTGGCTGCAAAACCCGCTGATCCACCTGAACCTGCCAAGCCCACAGCGCCCGAGAAGTACGACTTCAAGGCACTGAAGCTCCCGGATGGCGTGACGCTCAACGAGCCGATCCTGGCTGCGATGGAGCCGCTATTCAAAAAGCTGGGGCTCACACAGGACGCCGCCTCCGAACTCATCATCGAGCACGCCAAGGTACTCGCAAAAGTCGAGGCCGAGGCCGAAACCAAGCGCGAGTCCGACTTCAAGGACTGGATGAAGACGACTGTCGAGGGCTACCACACCACGCTCCGCAAGGACTGGGGTGCGAGCTACGACACGAATCTAGCCACCGCTCAGAAGGGCATGGCCAAAGTCTTCGACGCGGACGTCTCGAAGCTTCTGGATGAGACGGGACTTGGGACGCACCCCGGTTTCGTCAAGGCGTTCCTGACGGTGGGAAAGATGGTCAGCGAAGACACGCCGCCGAATGGACAACAGCCGACGAATCGCAAAAGCGACGCGGAAGTGTTCTACGGCGCAAAACCAAACTGAAGGAGTTCTGATCCATGGCCACCCTTGGCACCAATGCCGTCACGCTGACCGACCTTGCGAAGACCTGGGACCCTGATGGGACGCCGGCGCGCATCGTTGAGCTGCTCTCGCAGACCAATCCGATCCTCGATGACATGTTGTGGATCGAGGGCAACCTGCCCACCGGTACCCGAACCACGGTCCGCACCGGACTTGCCTCCGCCAGCTGGCGCCTGTTCAACCAGGGCGTCGCGGTCACGAAGAACACCAACGCACAGCTGGACGAACAGTGCGGCATGCTCGCCTCATGGGGCGAGGTAGATGTGGATCTTGCCGAGCTCAACGGCAACGCGGAGTCCTTCCGGCTGGGTGAGAACTCAGGCCACATGGAAGCAATGAACCAGGAGATGGCCGGCACGCTCGTGTACGGCAACGCGGGTGTAGCACCTGAAGAGTTCTCGGGCTTCGCCACGCGTTACAGCTCCCTTGGGCAGAACTGCATCACGGGCGGTGGCTCGGGCTCTGACAATAGTTCCATCCTGCTCGTGGGCTGGGGTCCGCTGTCGATCCACGGCATCTACCCCAAGGGCTCCACGGCCGGCCTGCAGCACATCAACCACGGCAAACAGGTCATCGAGACCGTCGCGGGCATTGGCGGCTCACGTCTGGCCGTCTACCAAGATGAGTGGAAGTGGAAGTGCGGTCTTGCGGTACGTGACTGGCGCTATGCGGTCCGGGGCTGCAACATCGATGTGTCGAACCTCGTGGCCGAATCCAGTGCTGCGAATCTGATCAAGCTCATGATCAAGATGTGGCACCGTCTGCCCACGAGCACCGGTGGCATGACCAACCAGGGTTACGTGGGTGTCCGGCCCGTCTGGTACATGAATCGCACCGTGGCGCAGATGCTCGACATCCAGCGCTACAACGTCGTGGCCGGTTTGGGTACGGGCAGCCAGAACCTGGGCGGCTCGATCCAGTACGGCGAGATCGATGGTAAGTGGGTGCCCACGTTCAGAGGCGCGCCGATTCGTATCGTCGACGCGATACTTGAGACGGAGGCTACTGTCTCGTAAAAGAGACAGTTATTGTCTCACATGATCACGGCGAGAGCGCGGAATTGGCTGGATGGACACTGTTTCGGCAGTGGTCCATCCAGCTTTGAGTCTGTTGCACAGGAGGTCAGGCTTAACGCCGAGTTCACGAGCCCAATCACTCAGGATCATCGTGCGACCTGCATGAGTGATCCACCGGTTATTGGACTTGTTGTGATTCTGGTCTCTCCATGTGCGCCACTCGCAATTGCCCGGCTCGTAATGGCCGTCATTGTCGAGCCGCTCAAGTGTGTGCTTCGAGGATGGACGCCGACCCATGTCAGCGATAAAGCTCTCGAATTGAAGCCAACGTTCACAGACCTGTATCCCGCGCCCTCCGTATCTGCAGAAGTTCGGGTCATTGCTTTTAAGGCACCGTCGCTTCATCGCGCACCACACCTTGTACTCCGGCGAGGCGTACAGGCCGTGCGTGCGCATTCCGCTTATGCCGAGCGCGTGAATGCGCTTCGTCTTCGCGCGATCAAGTTCTTTTTTGATGCAGCCGCACGATTGTGTCTCGCCGCTCTTGAGACGAGTCAGCGCAGTGGTGATGGTGTTGCCGCAAATGCAAGAGCAGGTCACAAGCCTGCATCGAAACTTGTTCGAGCCAGCGTCTGCGCTCACGGTGAGTCGGCCAAAAATCAATCCAATAACCGGTGGTTTCATGCCGGTAACTGTACCGCGTTAGCGGTTGAGGAACAATCTTATGATGTATGATGCGCAGGCGATGTTCTCCGACGCCCAGGCCGTGACCGCTGATGCGGTCGGCACCAACGTGATCGACCTGTCCGTAGACCGCAGCATTGGCTCAGGGGAGCCCATGTGCGTGGTGTTCACGGTGGATGTCGCGGCCGACCAGACGACCGGCGATGAGGACTACACGTTCGATGTGGAGTACGCGAGCAATGCCGCGCAGTCCACGGGACGTCAGCTCATCGGCCGACGGGTGTTCGAGTCCGGTACGCCCACCGCGCCCGCCCAGGATGCGGACCTATTGGTCGCGGGGTTCCAGTTCGTGATTCCGATCCCACCGGTGAAGCTTTCCGAGAGTGAGCGCTACCTGGGGATTCGGTATGACGTGACGGGCACGACTCCGACCATTACCTGCACGGCGTTCCTGACGGCTCTGTCGATGGTCCAGACGGATACCCAGTATCCGGACGCGATCACGGTCTCGTAAGACTCCAGCTAACTTCGTGGGGCTTTGGGCCCCACTTGTTTCGAGGTGCGTATGTCCAAAGCAATCAAGGTCGAGGCCACGGAGCCCGGCTATTACGTTTCGCTGCATGCGAAAGGCGAGACGTTCTTCATCAAGGACGAGCAGGCATTCTCCGAGCGCTGGATGAAGCGTGTTCCCGTCGCGGTAAAGCCCGAACCGAAGTTCGTGCCGAAACCAACGCCTATCACGCCAGCTCCCGCCGCTACACATGTTCCGCCTGCGCATGTCCCGCACGTGTCTTCTGCCACTTTCACACCCCCAGAGGTGACCCATGGCGGTCCTGCAAGTCCTGCTTGAGACGGAGCGGCCCGGCACGGTCGCGGTACGCGCCAAGGCGGCGCCGGGTCGAGAGATGGACGCCAAGCCCATTGCGGGCTTCTACGTGCGTCGTCGTTTCGCGGGTGAGACGTTCAAGATCAACGACTGGAAGGAGTTCTCGCCCCGGTGGATGGAGTTCATCGACGAACCTCCCGCGGAGTGGCTGACGAAGATCAAAGCTCGAGAGGGCGACATCGAGCTCATGGCCCAGAAGGCCGAGGAAGAAAACGCACTATCGCCTCGTGAGCAGATCATGCGACAGATGCTGTCCATGGCGCAGGTGGCGCAGGGTGGTGGTGGAGAAACGCAGACGATCAACCAGGCCACCGGCAAGGTGTCGGCCAAACGGGCGAGCGCGTAATCCGTGGCCACGGTTGCCAAGACCATCCAGCGCGTAGACACCTTCCTCGATGACGCGCACGTCATCAGCTGGACGCCGCTCACGACGACCAATGCGGATGGCGAAGCCATCGAGATGCCCGGTTCCGCGGATCGCACGATCCAGTTCCTGGGCACGTTGGGAGCGGGCGGGACGATTATCCTGCAGGGCTCCAACGTCTTGGCGCCCGTGGCCAGCACGGACGCGGATTGGTTCACGCTGACCGATCCTCAAGGAAACGCCATCAGCAAGACGGCTGCGGGGGGAGAGGCGGTGCTGGAGCTCACGCGCTGGATTCGCCCGAAGGTCACGGCGGGCGACGGTACGACGAGCCTCACGGCTTTGCTGTTGGTGAAACGCAAATGAGCGAGTACACCGAAGCTGCCTCGGCGGCCAGCAAGCTCACGGGCTTCATCGAGATGCTCGAGCGCGTTCGAACGGTGGTGGCCAAGGCCGCGCAGTTCGAACAGGAAGAGCAGGCAGCCAAGGATCGCGTGAAGGTCGCCAACGAGGCGGCGGTACAGGCCGAAGGCAAGCGCAAAGCAGCCCTTACCACGCTCACCACGGCTGAAGCGCAAGTCACCGCGACGCAAGGGCGGGCAACAGACCTCGAGCGCGTGGCCAAAGATCGTGCAGCGCAGATCGTATTGGAAGCGCAGATCCGGGCTGACGGGATCGAGACCCGCGCAAAGGAAGCTCTGACATCCGCCCAGGTGGTTCTGGCCAACGCGCAGGACGAGGCGCGCAAGGTCTCTGCCCAGACCGAGGCGGCGCGCGTGGAGCTCGCCGCCGTGCAAGAACAGATCGAGGCCGCCAAGGCGGACGCCCGCGCGCGGTTCGGGTGAACCGTGGACCAGACCGGCCTCTACAACTTGGCGCTCGGCCGGATCGGCGTTGGTCAGGCCGTCGCCTCCCCGACTGAGAATTCAGTCCCCGCCAAGACCTGCAACCGCTTCTATGAACAGTGCCGGCAAGAAGTTCTGAGAGCCTTCCCGTGGGGCTTCGCCCTGCGCGCTGAGCCGCTTGCTCTCGTCTCGGGCCAGGCGTTCCCCGGCTGGTCCTGCGTGTACCAGTACCCGGACGATTGCCTCATGGTGCGGGCTGTGGCGGACGAGAATGGAATCCGGCGCGTTCGCTCGTCCTTCCTCATGAGCGACCGGAATTGCTGGAGCCAACTCACTCAGGTTCGCCAGCCGTGGCAGGTCGCTCTCAAGGATGACGGGGCAAGCCAGGTGCTGCTCACCGATGTGGCGGAAGCCTGGTCATTTCACACGTACGACGTGGAGAACACCGGAGCGTGGCCAGTCGACTTTGGGGGCGTGCTCGCTTGGCGTCTGGGTATGGAGGTGGGTGGTCCGCTTCAAGCCAAACGCGACCTCGTGGATGCGTGTGAACAGCGGTATGGGATGTGGCTGTCGAACGCAACGGCCGCCAGCATGAATGAGCAGCGGGACGACACGCGCGCGGAGAGTCCGTCTATCACGTGTCGTTACTGACATGCCGAAGCTGTCTCAAGTCAGCTTTACGGGTGGAGAGGTATCTCCCAGTCTGTATTCCCGCGTAGATCTGGCGCGTTTCGCAAGCTCGCTCAGGACAGCCAAGAACTTCTTTATCCGTGCCACGGGTGGCGCCAGCAATCGCGCGGGCCTGCAATTCGTCTACGCGCTCGACCCTAATAGTCTTGCGACGCTCATTCCGTTCATCTTCTCCTCGGACCAGTCGTACATGTTGGTCTTCCAGGAGGATGAGGTTCGGGTTTTTGCCGATGGGAGCTTCGTCTACGACAGCACGGCCAACATCACGAATGTGACGGATGGGATTGTCAGCTCCCAACCGCGCCGAACGATCACGACCTCGACTCCTCACCTGTTGGGCGTTGGACAGGATGCGATCATCGCGGGCATCACAGGGTCTGGGACGTTCGCCCCCAGTGGCACATTCGAAGTGCTCTCGATCGTCAGCACCACAGTGTTCCGTATTTTGGGCAGTGGCGATCCGAGTGGTTCGTATGTGTCGGGTGGCGCGGTGTCCATCTCCACCCCCATCGCAAGCCCTTACCAGGGCGCAGAGCTTTCCGACCTGCGTTACACGCAGTCGGCCGATGTCCTCACGCTCACACACCAGAACTGGATTCCGCACGAGTTCATTCGGTTGACCGCTTCGACGTTCTCGCTGACGGACATCGATGACTTCGAGGGTGGTCCGTTCCTGGACGATAACACCTCGTCCACCACGATGAAGTCCAGCGCTGCAACGGGCACTGTCACGATCACCGCCTCAACGAGCGTATTCACCGCGGACCATATCGGTTCTCTCATTCGTCTATCGATGGAAGACCTCTCGGCTATTCCGCCGTGGGAGCCGAACAAGCATATCTCGGCTTCTGGCGTTGACCCGGACGGGGCGCTGCGTCGCTCAAGCGGAAAGGTCTACATCGCCGCGGGTAATGCTGCAGCTCCAAGCGCTGGCACCTATACCGGTACTGTCGCGCCGAATCATGACGAAGGCACCGAGAGCGACGGTGATGGCGGCCTATTGAACGGTACGGCCAACACCTGCGCTGGTGTGTCATGGGCCTATCTGCATTCACTGTTCGGCACCGCGCTGATCACGGCACAGGCCGGGACTACTGCCACAGCAACCGTGCTCGACTACATGCCGGTGGTAGATCCGGCCACGACCACCGTGTGGGCCTTGGGAGCGTGGAGTGAAGATCAGGGCTATCCGGCGTTGTGCACCTATTACCAGGATCGGTTGGTGTTCGCCAATACCCCAGAAGAGCCTCAGACCGAGTGGGCGAGCAAGACGGGTGATTATCATAATTTTGGCGTGTCGAGTCCGCTCGTCTCGAACGATGCGATCCGCCAGCCACTGAACGCCCGGCAGATCAATGCGATCGTCGAGCTCGTCCCGATGGACCAGTTGATCGCGCTCACCTCGAGTTCTTCGTGGGCGAGCCCTAAGCGAGGCGAAGCCTGGACGCCACTGACGATCGGGTATGACCCGCAATCCTTCGATGGCGCGGCCTTTCTGCGCGCGATCCTCACGGGGGACTCGGCGCTGTTCGTGCAGAACGGAGCAACCAAGGTCCGCGACTTGGGCTACCTCAGTGACAACGACAAGTTCCGCGGTGAAGAGCTAACGGTCCTCGCCCGTCATCTGTTTGAGACCGCGACCATTGTCGACATGGATTACGCGAAGGAGCCGCACGGCATTCTGTGGATCATCCGCAGCGATGGGGCGCTCATTGGTCTGACCTACCTCAAAGAGCAGGAAGTCATAGGCTGGCATCGCCACGATACGCAAGGGTTCTTCGAACGCGTGTGCGTGATCCCGGAAGACGGTATCGATGTTCCGTACTTCATCGTTCGCCGAACGGTCGGGGGCGCGACAGTGCGATACCTAGAGCGCATGGTGGTGAGGGACCGTACCGACATCCTGGATTCGTTCTTCGTAGACTCCGGCCTCACTTACGATGGTCGCAATACGAGTGCCACAACGATCGCGATCTCTGGTGCCACGTATGCAGGGGGCGATACCGTCACCCTGACGGCCTCAGCCGCCACGTTCGCCAGCACGACCGACATCGGGGACGCCATCCAGTTTCCTCACGCGGACGGAAACGTGAGGGCAGAGATCACCGCCTGGACAAGCACTACGGTTGTGACGGCAGTCCTTCAATCCCCGGTTCCCGCGGCCTTGCAGGCCACCGCCACGTCCATCTGGACGTTCGCGCGCGATACGTTCTCGGGCTTGGATCACCTGGAGGGGATGGAGGTTGCGATTCTGGCCGATGGCTCCCACGAAGTACCGCAGACCGTCAGTGGTGGGCAGATCGTGCTCGCCTATGCGGCAGGCGTGGTGCACATCGGGCTCGCCTACGTCAGCGACATCGAAACGTTGGACGTCACGATCTTCGGGGCTTCCGAATCGATCCGCGATCGCGCGAAGGCCATCCCGAAGGTCTCGATTGTGGTGGAGAAGACGCTGGGTCTTCAGGCGGGACCAGATGAGGACAACCTCTACGACTGTGGCTTGCAGTCGGCAGACTTCGACTACAACGCCCCGTGGGAGCTGCAGAGCGAGCCTCAGACGACCTATCTTGTGACGAGCTGGAACAAGAGCGGCCGCGTGCTTGTGCGGCAGGACAAGCCACTGCCTGCCACGGTACTGCAGATTTTGCCCACGGTTGAGATCGGTGGCGATGGTTAGCGTGCGCCCCACCCTTCCTGGAGACACGTGGCTGATTCTCGGCAGCCTGCGCGCGCCTGAAGTGGCCGAGTTCGATGCGCTGGGCGTGACGTCCGAAGACTGTATGCGCCTGGGCCTTTCGATGAGCGAGGCGTCTACGTTCTTCATTGAGGGTGAGCCTGCGGGGATGTTCGGCGTTGCGGATTTTGGTGACTACCACGTCCCTTGGGGAGTCTTCACAACGGCGATCGATCGCAAACCGATAGCCTTTCTGCGCTTCGCAAAACGTTGGATGAAAAACATGAAGCGTCCTGCCGTGAACTACGTAGATATCCGCAACGAGCGTGCCGTGAGGTGGTTTGGCTGGCTCGGGTTTGAAGTCTCGCAGCCCGTACCCTACGGAATGAAGGGTGAGCTGTTCCGTCAAGTGAGCATGCCGTAATGGGATGGCTGCAGTTAATCGGTGGCGGCATTGATGCGGCGGGCAAGATGGCCCAAGGCAAGCAGGATGCCGCTACGGGGGAAACCAATCGCAGGCTCGCCGAGGCGCAAGGCAGCGATGCACTTGTGCGCGGAAGCATCGAGGAACAGCGCTACCGTCGAGAGATTGCACAGATCGTTGGGGCACAGAAGGCGGCTTTTGGCCAACGCAATGTCGCGGTCTCGGGAACCGCGCTCGACATCCTCAGCGATACCGCGCAGCTGGGCGAGGAAGATGCGCTCACCATTCGCAATAACGCCGCGCGTGAAGCCTGGGGCTACCGCAACCAGGCGAGCGAAGCCAGCAGGTGGGGAGCTAACCAGAAGTCCAATGCCATGAGCGCCGCAGGGGGATCGCTCCTGACATCAGGCTCTCAGGCGTACGGCATGTATGGCAATGAGTGGAAAGACAAATGGAACAGCCGTAACGACATCGCGCCCGTCAAGACGACCGTGAAGAAACGCTAGTGCAAGTTCCCACCCTACGAAACCAAGTAAGCCCGCAGGCCGCGCCGAACATCCAGCGCCGACCGCTGCAGTCCACCGTGGGTGACTCCATTGGCGCTGGGCTTTCCAACGCGGGCAATGTATTCGCCCAGGTTCAACTGGATGAGCGGCGCAAGGCGGATCGTGCCGCATTCATGGAAGCGTCCGTTGCGCTGAGCAATGCAGAAAACTCGATCCTGTATGACCCACAGAAAGGGGCGTTTACCCGTCGAGGTAAAGACGCTTTCGATCTTCCCAATCAGGTACTGCCCGAGCTCGACAAGCAGGCAGGCAAGATCTCTCAGGGACTGAAGACCGAAAGCCAACGCGCCGCCTTTGAGCAGGAGCTCAACCAGCGCCGCACGCAGATCTCCCGCGACCTCAATCAACACGAATATGGCGAGCGCGAGCGCTACTACGACGAGACAGACGAGGCGCTCATCTCATCCTCTGTCACGTCTGCTGCGCGTTCCGCAGACAACCCCGAGCGCATCTCCGAAGAGCTGAAGAAGCAGGAAGCCGTGCTCAATGGCATGGCCAAGCGCAAAGGCTGGGATGCAGCACAGACTGCCGAGAAACGCATCGCGATCGAGTCGAAGACACACGAGGCGGTCATTGGTCGGTTACTCGTGGAGAATCGCTACGATCAGGCCGGCCGGTACCTTGCCGTCAATGCCACGCGCATGCCGGATGCGGCCGTGGAGCAGATGCAGCGCCGGGTGATCCTGGAAGAAGAGCAGCAGTACCAGCGGCAGGAACGCGATCGCCGTCGGGCGGGTGATGAAGTCACGAAGAACGGTGACCGGCTGTACGCAACCGGTACCCTGACGCCTGCGTGGATCGAGGCGAATCGAAAGGTGCTGAGCCCAGAGGACTATCGCTACTTCTATCGACAACTGAAGGGCGAGGGCAGCAGTGGGCCCAGCGACCCCATCCTGTACGCGGACCTGCGCGACAAGGCGGGGCGGGGTGAGGATGTTCGCATCGAAGCGCGTGAAGCCCTGCAGCGTGGCTCTATCGGTACGTCTGACTACGACCGCATCCTGGGTGAAGTCGAAGGCGAGCGGCCCGGCTGGTACAAGCGCGGGAAGGAGTTCATTTCAATCTCTTCTGGCGCCTCTGACATCAATCCTGATGTTGCAACCGCGCAAATCAAAGCGCGAATGATCAATGATTGGGACGAGTGGGTGCAGCAGAATCCTAAGGCTACTGATGAGGAAGCGCGCCAGGCCTCTAAGCGCATCGTGGAAGAATACGCTTTGGTTGGGCAGGAAAAGATCCTGCTGCTAAAGCGCTCACCGCTATTTCTCAAAGGATCTCGCACGCAGCCGGATATGGACGGCACCGCTGCCGAAACTGTCAAGGCGTTCGAAGAGGGTCGAATCGACCGGACGGAGTTTGAGCGCCAGGCCACGCTCATAAAGGAATGGGAAACCGCAATACGTCTTTCTGCAAAACCCAAGGCGAAGCCAGATGGCCGATGATCTCGCTGCGCCGTATCTCGCGCACCGTACGCGCCTTGCGCAGTCGTCCGCGGCGGATGAGTTGCTCTCACGGGTTCGCGGCAACAAGGCCGCCCCTGTGGCTCCTGCGACCGATCCCACGCAAAGCTCCGACCTGACGCTGTCGAATCTCATCACGGGCGAGCGACCTAAGCAGAACGCCGCGGTCCGCACGGCGAAGGACATCGGCCTTGGGGTCGTGGAAACACCCCGGGCGGTCGTGAAGGGCATTCGTGATGCTTACCAGAGCACGATCGATATCGGCGCCGAGCTTGGTGGCTGGCTGGAAGAGCACAACCTTGGCGGTGGGGTCATCATCGATCAGGAGGGCGTGAGGTTCGCCTCGGGTAAAGAGTTGGCCGCCGCGGATGTGATTCGTCCCGCGGACTACGAGCTGCCCGATATCGGTGCACCAAAGTCCGTCACGGGCGGCATCGTGAAGGGGGTCTCGCAGTTCCTCACCGGCATGAAGGGCGCGGGCAAGCTTCTGGATGTGGCTCACATCCCCACCGCCACGGGCGCGATGGCGTATGGCCGCGCGGCTATTCAAGGCGCCATCGCCAACTTCTCAGCCTTCGATGCGCATCAGAAACGCCTATCGAATCTGGTGCAGGAATTCCCTGCTCTGCAGAATCCCGTCACCGAATACCTTGCGTCCGACCCAACGGACAACAAGGCCGAAGGGCGGTTCAAGAATGCCCTGGAAGGGGTGGGACTGGGGCTCATCACGGATGGGTTCTTCAAGGGCGTGAAGCTCGTTCGCGAGGCCGCTCGAGCTAGGGGGATTCTCGATCAGGCTGCGGCGGTTCCTGAGGCCGTCCCGTCGATGGATGATGCCTTTCGGCTGCTGGGTGATGATCCACGTGGAACATCCGCGGGGAAGGCTGGCACTCAAGAGGCGGCAGAAGCCCCGCTGGTGGGACTGAAAGCGGCCAAAGAGGTAGACCCCAAGGCGCTGGGGGAAGCGGTCGAGAAGCCGGAAGTCTTCATCAACTTTGGGCGCATCGATGCACCACAGGACGTCAAGACCGCTATCCAGCAGATGGCGGACTTGAACGCCGATAGCATCAAGACAGCCCAGCGAGGCGTGCAGACCTTCGAGCAGACCAAGCTCAACGCCAACCAGATCGATGCATGGAAGGTGCTTCAGACGCGACGGATGGGCGAGCCGTTCAACGCGGAGACGGCCCTCGCTGCACGCCAGTTGTGGGCGACTTCGGGCGATCGGCTCACACAGCTTGCACAGATGGCGTCCGAAGCGCCTTCCGAAGCCAACCTTTTCGCTTTCCGCAAGATGCTCTCCGTCCATCACGCGATTCAGCAGGAAGTGATCGCGGCGCGCACAGAGACCGCCAGAGCACTGTCCTCATGGCGTATTCCGGCCGGCGCTGGCAAGGAACGACTCCTGAATATTGAAGGCATTCTTGCGCAGAATGGCGGCACAGACGTGTCTCGTGAACTGGCAGCGCGAGTCGCTGCGCTCGGTAAAGCTGGAATGGTGCGCGAGATGACCGAGGTCGTGGAACGTACGGCCTACGCCAAAACACGTGACGCTGTGCTGGAGGGCTGGATAAACGGGATCCTGAGCAATCCCCCGACGCACATCGTCAACACGATGTCGAACTCGCTCACCATCGCTCTACGGATGGGCGAGCGCGCGGTGGGCGGAAAGATTGCGCGCATGCTGGGGGATGAGAACAGCGTCGCGGCGGGAGAGGCCGCCCAGCAATGGTTCGGCATGACGCAGGGACTGAAGGACGCGTTTCGCTACGCCTACAAGTCAGCTCGGACCGGTGAGTCTGGTTTCGGTATTGGGAAGCTCGAGACCGCGCGAGAGGGCTCGATCACGTCTGAGGCGTTTGGCCTGTCGTCCTCGGGCTTCCTCGGCCGCTCAACCGACATGCTGGGGTCGGTCGTTCGCATCCCAGGCCGGGCGTTGACCGCAGAGGACGAGTTCTTCAAGACGCTCGGCTATCGCATGGAGCTCAACGCCCAGGCGCTGCGTCAGGCGATGGGTGAGGTGAACGCCGGACAACTCGCAGGAACTGACATCAAACAGCGCATCGCCGAGCTGATCCAGACACCGCCGGAGAATCTGAAGCTCGCCGCGATTGATGCCGCAACGTACCAGACGTTCACCAACACACCCGGGAAGCTCGCTCAGCATATCGGCCAGATTACGAGCGAATACCCTGCGCTGAAGGTGATTCTGCCGTTCACCCGAACGCCGGCCAACATTCTGCGGTTTACCTTTGAGCGCACACCGCTTGCGCCGCTCATGAGCCAGTTCCGTCAGAACATCTCAGCGGGGGGTGCGCGGCGGGATTTGGCGTTAGCTCAGGTGGCCATCGGCACGACCGCCATGATGACCGCTGCCGACATGGCCATGAACGGCCAGGTATCCGGAGCGGGGCCGGCCGATCGCGGCACCAAGGCCGCCATGCAACGGCAGGGCTGGCAACCGTACTCGATGAAGATCGGCAAACGCTGGTACGCCTACAACCGGCTCGATCCGGTCGGCTCTCTCTTTGGCATGTCCGCGGATGTGGTCAACACGCTTCAGAACGCCCAGCACGAAGCGGTAGATGATGCGGACACCGAGAAACTGGCGGTTGCCACAGCTATGGCTATCGCTGGGAACATGGTCAACAAGACGTATCTATCTGGGCTCTCATCGATCTTCGAAGCGATGGCGGACCCGCAGCAATACTCCGAAGCCACGATCCAGCGCATGGTGGGCTCTGTCATCCCAGCTGTGGCCGCGAATGTCTCTCGCCAGATGGACCCGTACCAGAGACAGGTCTACTCGATGCTCGACCAATTGAAAGCCCGCACTCCAGGGCTTTCGAAGGATCTTCCGCCGCGCCTGAACTTGTGGGGCGAGCCGCTCACGTACGAAAGCGGTCTTGGAAAGGCTTACGACTTTTTCTCGCCGGTCTACACGAAGGAAGGCTCCAACGAGCCCATCGACGCCGAGCTTCTGCGATTGGAGTCCAACATCAGCATGCCGCGCAAGCGCACGAGCTTCAACGGCGCAACCGTGGATCTGACGCAGTACCCGAAGGCTTATTCGCGTTACGTGGAACTGGCCGGGAACGAGCTGAAGCATCCCGCGTGGAATCTCGGCGCAAAGGATCTGCTGAATCAGATCGTGAGCGGCGAGCACCCGTTGTCGGCCGTCTACCAGATCCGCAGCGATGGCCCAGAGGGCGGCAAGGATCTGTACATCAAAAGCATCATCCGCGATTACCAGGACCTTGCGCGCACGCAGTTGCTCGAAGAATTCCCCGAGATCGCCGATCAGGTTGGCGTCAAGAAAGAACGGCAGCGGGAAATCCGCATGCCCACGATAGGGTGATCTATGACGGTTGAAGTGGATGACACAGTAGAGCGCTATACCATCTCCGGTGTAGGTCCGTACGCTTTCAGCTTCCGCATCTTTGCGGAGACCGATATTGCGGTCACAGCTTGCAGCACGGCGACGCCAGCCGTTCCGACGCTACTCACATATCTGACTCACTACACCGTCGCGGGCGTAAACGATGCGGATGGCGGCACGGTCACGCTCGTTTCAGGCGTGGAGACCACGTACGCCGGCTATACGCTGGACATCCGCAGCAACACGCCGAACACACAACCGACCAGTATCCGCGATCAGGGGCGCTTCTTACCTCAGATCCACGAGGATGCGTTCGACCATCGCGAGCGCGAGATCCAGGACATGCGCCGCATCCTGCGCTCGTGCTTCCGGTATCCAGACAATGTGTTGAACGATGGTGAGATTGGCCCGCTTTCCTCCTGGGTGTCGAAATATCTGGCCATCAGCTCAGCCGGAGTGCTTGAGCCAGCCGTTCTGAGCTCTACAGCAGTCACGCCATCGATCATAACGGCGTTAATGGCGACCTCCACGGCGGATCAGGACGTACTGCTTGCTCTGCTGATGAATCGTTCCGACACCGCTCCAGCACTGACATCGCTCGTTCGCACCGCCGCCGAGATCGCCGCCAGCGTGATGCCGGTCAACTACGCGTATGTGGAAGGCGTCATCAACCGCTACGGCCACAACACAACACCCGGCACCACTGACATGACGAGCGCGATCCAGAACGCGCTGGCCGTGGCCCACAATGGAGCGGGTGTCGTGCGTGCATTGGGGGAAACGTACCTGACGGGCAATATAGACTGGCCGGGAAACAATCTGTCGCTCATCGGAACGGGATCTGCCTATTCGTACAACACATCGGCTGCGCCGAAAACGACCTTCAAGGCAAAGGCCGGCACAACCATTATTCTAGATCTGGTGCAAACCGGAGCCGCAGAAGATCGCACTGGGAATCATATTGTCGACATCGACTTCGATGGCAACTCAATCGCACTGGTCGGTATCGATTGCGCGGGCACCAACATCATCGAGCGGTGCCGTGTGAGGCGCTGTACCGAAGCGGGTATCCGGCTTGAAAACTTCGTGAACTCCACACGCCTCATCAACTGCGGGCTGAACAGCAACACCGGCTGGGGCCTGCATGCGCAGGGTGTTTCGGCCACTACTTTTTCCGTTGAGGGCTGTATCGTCTCGCTGAACACGCTGGGCGGGGTGAACCTCGAGACAGGTGTGGTCGTTGATTTCCGTAATTGCGTGATCGAGTCCAATACAGGCCCAGGCTTGAGGATCTACCGATTAACGGCACACACGAATGCGATGTCGCACTTCACGTTCGATAATTGCTGGTTCGAAGACAACGCAAGCACGGCACCCTTGTTCACCCTGGTAATCGACTCCCAAGCCGTGGGCGATACGTCGAAAGATCCCGAACACATCGTCTTCCGTAAATGCCGCATCTCCAGTGCGATATCCACGAGAAAGTATCTCAACATCAACGCCGCGAAAAACGTGACGTTCGATTCCTGCAAGTTCAACGGATCGACACAGACCGATGCACTCACGCTGGCTTCAACAGCCAACTTCGTGGCCTTCCTGGAGTGTGGCACGGGACTCATTTCGGGTGGTCTCACGGCCACGCAGCTCGACAATGCCATTGCGCAAGGCACCCGCTGCTATGCGAGTGACCGGGATGTGAAACGCGTGGTAGGGGCTGGTGCGCCTGCCGCGGCCTTTACCAATTCGTGGGTCAACGAGGGCGGGTCGTATCCGGATGCGAAGTACTGGTTCGACCGGAACGGGGACGTGCATCTGGAGGGGACGATTCAGACAGGGACGATCACCGCCTCAGCCTTTACGCTTCCCGTGGGGTATCGTCCGCCCAAGGCGATCAATTTCGCCGTGGACTCAAACTTCGCGTACGCGGCCTGTATCGTCAATGCGGCGGGTACCGTCATCCCACAGGTCGGATCTAACGCGTTGTTCAGCCTCAATGGAATTTGCTTCAAGACCGGATGAGGAATGACATGAGCGAACAGGCGCAGGAAGAGCATCCGTGGAATTTCGAGCGCAAACCCGAGAGCGACACTACGGTGCTGCGCTTTGAGGTCGATGGTCTGAAGGCCAAGGTCGAGGACATCCTGGTCAAGACAAGCGATGTCGCCGCGACCGCAATGAAGGCCGTCAAGCACGTGATGGGCATGACGACCCCAGAGCGCGGAGCGGATGATTACGAGCATGATGCAAACTATGAGCGCGGCCGGCGCGATGGCGAGCGAAGCGTTCCGCGAAACTTCGGTGGCGTGAACGGCAGCAGTAATGGCTGGACTGCATGGGTTCTTGGGATCGTGGGTGTGCTCATCGCTGCAAGCGTGCTTGGCCTGACGTCCGCCATGTTCACAATGTCGCAGAAGGTCGCAAGCCTCGAGGCGAAGGTCGACATCATCCTGGCGAGTCGCAAATGAACGAGCCTGATACGGGCCACGCTCACGCCCAGAGCCGAGACACGAATCCTGACTTCAGGGGAGCGCACGGCGTCATCATGCAGGTGGAGACCCTAGGGAAGGGTGTAGCCGCGGTACTTATTGGCGGCGTGCTGCTCGCGATTCTTCTGGCCGGAATGGCGTACTCTCGCACAGATGTCGCTATCGAACAGGCCCGCGTGGCAGAGAGAGAGACGAAGCTTGCGCGCGAGGACATCCGTGTGATGTCGATCGCGCTGGCGCGACATGGTGTAAGCACCGACGAACACTCTATCGAAACAGGAGAGACGAAATGACGCACCGCGTGGTAATTAGCAGCAAGATCGCGGAGATATTCGCCGAGTCCGAGGTGCGCGCGCAGCTTGCGCCGGCGCAGTTGACGAAAGTCGATCAGATTTGCAACGGCACACAGCCGTGCGCAGATCAGGACTTTCGTTACCTACAGCGTAGATTGGCGCAGGCATACTGCACGGACGACTGATGGAAGCCATCCTCGCCATCACCCTGATCGTGTTGTTCGTCGTGGTCCTGTGGGTCATCCACTTAAGGACCGAGGTTGGGCAACTTAAGAGCCTGCGCGACGATCTGCATGACAGGGTAGTGGCGTTGGATCGCAAGGTTGAGCAAATGACGAAGTGGCAGGGCGGACGGTGAGCGGATGGCTGAGAATCGAGAGCTTATTTCTCTGCGCGAGTACGTCGATATCCGTTTCGATGCGCAGGAGAAGGCGGTCCAGTCCGCTTTGGCTTCCGCGGATCGCGCGGTCGCCAAGGCGGAGTCGGCTTCCGACAAGCGCTTCGATGGGGTCAACGAATTCAGATCCTCACTCAACGATCAGACGCGCACGCTCATGCCGCGCGCCGAGTACGAACAGGCCATGCGGGCAATGAACGAGAAGATCGACATTCTCACCGCCCGAGTGAACACGCGGGATGATCGTGGCCGTGGGATAGGTGATTTCGCAGGTTGGATTGTCGCTGTAGCTGGAGTGCTCCTCGCCATTGTGGCGCTACTTTGGAAACGATAAATGAGTGTCGCAACGGTCAATGTCGTGATGCCCCGACTTATGGAAGAGGAGGGATTCCGAGCCAAGGCATACGTAGACACGAACGGCCATCAGACCATCGGATATGGCTTCAACATCGACGCGGGAATCAGCAGGCTGGCGGCTGAGCGGCTGGCCCGCGCGCAGGCTGAGGAGCTAGATGCCTCGTTGACTGCCTTCCCCTGGTACGCAGCGCTCGACTACGTGCGTCAGTCTGCCGTGCTTGACATGGCCTTTAATCTTGGCATGGGCGGCCTGCTCAGGTTCCCAAACATGATTGCCGCGCTCACCCGGAAGGATTGGGCGGCAGCCGCAAAGGAGTGCCATGTGAAGGACCCGAAGCTTGCGAAGCGTTACGAGAGGCTCGCCTACATTCTGGAGCATGGGACAACGATCGGTCCTGACAGGATGCCGATTACGTGAACGACCTGTTCACCGCAACCGCTCAGCGCAATATCACCATGATCTGGCTGGTCGGGTTCTTCGCCATCATTACGGCGCAGGGGCTGGGTTTCCTCAAGAGTGTGCCAAATGACATTTACACACTGACCGCTGTCGTCCTGTTTTTCTGGTTCAACCGTTCCCGCCAGGGACAGGCGCCCGACCCTGAGCGCACGACAGTTACTCAAACCACGGAGAGCGTCACCACGCCTTCCAAACCGGAGACTCTTCCCCATGCAAACCCACCGACTCTACCTGCTGCCGGCCCTGCTCCTGATGACCCTGATGATGTCCTGCGCCGCGCTGGACCTTGAGCAGCCCAAGACTTTCAACGAACGTCTCGCGGCCGGGTACACCACCGTCACTTCCGTCCGTGACTTGACGGGCTCGTTGCTTCAGGCGGACAAAATCACACCCGAAGATGCGCAGCAGTCTCAGAACCAGGCCGATAATGCTCGAGCAGGACTCGACATCGCTCGTTCCGTCCACGCAACCGACCCAACCGCGGGTGACGCAAAGCTCGGCTCTATCATCACGGCCCTCAACGCGCTGAGCGGCTACCTCATCTCCAGGAGCAAATAGCCATGACAAACGCGCTCGTACTCGTTCAGCTGCTGACGCAGGGCCTGACGCAGCTGCAGGGCTTTGGAGCCTTGCTCGCCAAGGCGCACTCCGAAGGCCGGGATGTCACGGACGCCGAGCTCGACGCTTGCACAGCGGCGGATGACGCGGCTCGCGCGCGTCTTCAGGCGCTCATCGACGCCAAGAAGGGGAAGTAGTCATGACCTGGCAGCTCGTTCTGCTTGTCTTCGCGTTCGTGCTCTTCGTGCTCGCGGCCCTGAACGTGCCATCGTCTCGCGTGAATCTCGGCTGGGCCGGGATGGCCTGCGTGGCAGCTTATTGGCTGTTCGCGCGCGCGGTGTGACAGGGTCGATTTATGCTGCCCAAGAGGCGCCTGTTAACCCTTCGGAGAAGCATCATGGCAAACCCCAATCAGCCGAATCAGCCCGATCACAACAAGCCCGCCCAACCTGCCGATCCAGCCCACCCGGGCGAAACCGAAGAGCAGCGCAAAGAGCGCGAGCGCCAGAATCGGTAACGGCTGAGGCCATCCCGCCTGCCGGAGAGAGTCCCTACCAGGAAGGACGCGGAGACTCTCGTGACAGCTTTGCGCGTCCTTCCTCTATGCGGCAGAGCTTCGTCCAGACGTGCTTTCTGACGAGGTGCCAGGAGCCGTGCTTTGCTCGTATGCCGGCCGGGAGGGGGAGGTTTTCTTCCTGCATGGCGGTTTTGTAAAAGTGATTTTGCGCCGAGCGGCGGAGATTGCCCGATCCCACTCCGCTTCGGAAGTGGTGGGGTGGCCCTTGCGGTCTGGTATCCAGCGGATGCCACGGGCTTTCAACAGACGCTTCACCGCCGACGGCTGTTTCGCGTCAAGCAGTTGGCAGAGTTGTTGAAAGCTAAGCGCCATGCTGTTCAGCTATCAGGTAGTCCAGCCAAGCCCGCGCGCGTGATCGCCGCATGCGTTCACGTAGCCGCCGTCCTTCGGAAACCCGATCGAAGCTTCCTTGCGACACTTGTCGACTTGGCACGCGACTAGAAGGCTGGAGACGGCCTTGCAGTTAGGGCAACCGTTCACCTCGTCCGTCGGATCGAACGGATTGGGAGCGCTCAGGATCTGAGCGTTGCGCCCCATCCAACCGCATTCCCTGCACACCGTGCGATCACTTGCCATCGCCACATCCTCGACGCAGAGCGGAATGATCGAATGATCTTTTCAAAAGGTCACACAACATCCGGTTCTCACTGCAGATGCGGTAGGAGTAGCGGCATTTCGCCACTCTCGTAAGCGCCCTTGATAAGCGGCCGCGCATGCTCCGCCATCGTCTGGCCATTCGGCAAAACGACGTGCGCCAGGAACTCAGATTCAAACTCCACAATCCCCGCGTCTACGGCCTCCAGCTTCGCCTTAATGACGAGCGCGAGAGCCCTCCACCTCTGGCGCACCCCCTGCTCGTATCGCTTCTCTGAGGCGTCCTGAGAGAGCGGCTGCTGGTTCCACGTCTCCGCATGACGGGTGTGCGTGAACTCGCGCGCCTTCCGGTCTGGCATCGGGAGTACGAAGCGCAACAGCCTGTCGTGAGCCTTGAAGCCGATCACTGCCTTGTCGCCCTGCCACCCGTACATGAAGGCGGTCGCTCCATAGCGGGTGAGCGTGCGCTCAATCTCGGCGCGTGACTTCTCGGCTGGGACGTCGGTCTCTGATGCAAACTTAGCCAATCATTTCTCCTGAGGCGCAGTCCGGTTCTCAGGTTCCACCCGCACAGTGAAGCCATCGCACGCTGCGAGCAGTGTCGCCATCCCTTGTCGGCGCATCACGCTCAACAGTCGCTCCAGCGCGTCAGAGACGGGGATCATCTGCGAATTGGCGACAGGCAACCGCACCACGTTCGCAGGCGGTTTGATTCGTGACTCACCGACTGTCACCGCCGCGTCGTAACGGTCAAGCACCTCGCCGCAGACGGCAACCATCAGCAGTCCGTTCTTCGACTCAGGATCAAAGAGCTTCGTGTCGGAGCGGG